TTCCCACGCCCCAACGATGAAATGATACGGAAAGTAAAAATACGGTTGGTGATTGTGTGGGTGGATTCCAACGAGTTCTCTGATGCTTCCTCTGTTCTTGTTCATGAACTCAAGTTCGGGGTCGTCTTCTTCCAGTGAATACATCGTGTGGTTCTGAAATTTTATCTTGATCTTGATCGTCTTCCAATATTCCCGTTCTTCATCAGAAAGACTCAAGAATGGGTCGGTCGTGTTGCACATGCTCAAGGTCGTGTTCTCATTTCCCTCGACGCAATAAAGACCGATCAGGATCTTGTCGTTCAAATGGCGACTGTTCCCGTTCGAATGCCAACCAAGTTCTCCGCCCCCGAACATCCCCGTTTTATTCCCGTTTGAATCTTTTTTATCAGAAACCTCGAAAATCTCTGGGTTCTTCTTGTGGTTCATGAACAGGTCAGGCGTCTCACAGACACCAATCCTACGGAACAAAGACGCCATTCGGTCTTCGCTGAGGTCTTGATCATGTAACAAACCCCAACCCTTCGTCTGAACACCAGAAAGGAAATCCTTCAGTTGCTCATCACTAAAATCATAAATCAAGGAGGTCATCGGTTCCATCCAAACTAAACATCAATGCTATTCTCGGTTCAGAACCCATGTTCACGACCGCATGAGGGAATCCAATATTCAAAAAGCTCGCAACCCCATCCTCAAGATTATACGCTTCGAGTTTCCCGTCACGCTTGAACAGGTTCACGACATCGCCTCCTCCGAAGATCGGAACGATGCATCTCACTGCATATGAAACGTCATAATCGACGTGGAACGGAATGGTCTTCCCTGGAGCCAACTTCGTGATTCGGATTCTACTCGCAGGCGCTTTGCACTGCTTCACGATCTCTTCGAAGATGCTCCCAATGTACTGTTCTGTCGGGACGTTATAAAGGTGCTCCTCCCTTCTTCTGAGCCTCTCCTTGATACTTGACGTGAAGTCCATTGTCTCGCTCGGGGTTGTCAGGTTGATCTGCTCGAAATCATCATAAACGCTCTTCACCAAGTCAACGTGGTTGTCACATAACATCGGGTTTGCAGTCTTGACATCAACAAAGTCCATGGAGATCGCATTTGTCTCGGCACGAAGTCGTTCAAGGTCAATCTCAAGGTTCAATGATGCAGTTGTCGGGAGGTCATTCTTTCTCATTTGTCTTCTCACTTAATGAAGTCATGCACAACCTCGCGGTTTCGCCTTTCCTTCGTCTTATTCGGTAGTATGGGTCTTCGCTCGTCGCAATGAAATATGAATCACTTGGAATGAGGTGGTTTTCTTCGCATAATGTCTTCTGTGTTTCTGAATATTTCTCGAACATCTCATCAACAGAAAACCTCTCAATGATTGATTCGATAATCAACGGGGTCGTGTAATCCCAACATTCAACCTGTTTCATTGGGTGGAAAGTTGGGTGTGGTTTCTTCGTGTAAACAATGCCGCACCTCTGCCCAACCAAACCAAATCCTTTACTAAATCCGAACATGATCTGTTCAGTATTTTCTGGAACACCAATCCTCTGAACTCGAGTCGAACCAACATACGCGCAATCAAGAATCACTGGATTTTTAATGTCTTTGATGTCAATAAAGTTTCCGGTTGAGCATGAGGGGTTGCTGACATAGAGAACATCAGTCTCATTTCTGGTTTCCTTGACTTCAACTCCATTCTTGGAAACGATGTTAGGCCATTGATAGTCACCTTCGAAGAAACACCACGGTCTCTGATCTGTCATGCGCCAATGGTTGAGGGCTTCGGTCACTCCGGAAGTCACATAACCATATTTAAAATCGGAAAGATCAACGATTCCGGAAACCCATTTTCGGTGCTTCTCAAGTACTCTCTCAAGGTCAATGGTGGCTTTTTTGTCACCCCTCGAATAATAAGAATCAGAAATCTTTATTTCACTGAGAGCTTCCTTCACCTCATCCCAAACAGGGGCTTGAACGAATGGGTTATCCCTTAAAAATCTTTTCTGCAAGCCATCCTCCAGTGTCATATTTGTGGAGACGAACTCGCTTTGAATCATCATGGTGGTTCTTATGATATCCTTCGCCTGAGATGAAGATGTTCAACCAAGGGACGTTACTCGGGCCGTCCATATGACCAACGCTATTCAACAAACCAAAACCGATCTTGGCAAAAATGAATGGAACGAGGGCAAACCCAATAAAGAAATAAGGACTGATTGCGAACGAGATTACCCAGACTAAAACCAAAACCTTGAACCAATGATTATGACACCAAAGGAGGTTGGGATTGAGAAAAAGGTCTCTTGCATATTTGATGGGGATCTTCTTGATTGTCCAAGTGGTCGTGATAACCTTGAACCAACCAACCTGTGAAATCGCGTGTGGATCTCCTGGGCCATCGCTGAACGAATGATGCATTCTGTGTGACGCAATCCAACCAACGGGTGAACGAATCACCGCGACCATCAACATGAATAGGCCAACCCTCTCAAACCAAACGGGTACGGAAAACTGGTGATGGCAATAATAACGGTGGAGTAAAATGCTCGCGCCAAAATGTGAGATAATCTGTGACCAAATCAGTCCTAAAATTATCGCAAAAGTCAAATCCATAATGATATCTCTCTGTTCGTGTGAATTATTTATTCAAGTCGGTGGTTGAGGAAAAAAAATTTGAGGGTTAACACATACACAGGCAACCCCAACAGGGGTTGAACACACAGTGTTCCTTAACCTCACTAACCCTGTTTACCCTTAACACTATTTAGCGGGGGCTGATGAGTTTGAAGGGAGTAACTCTACTATAGTCTTTAAAGTCGTTTTTTTAAATAAACATTGGAAAAAGTCGGATTTCTGTCATAATAAATAACTTTAATGAATACGTTTTCCAGGGAAAAATTATGAGCGAAGATAACAAAGATTTGGTTGTGGTTGACGATACCTCTCAAGAGATGGTCGTGATCAAAAAGAACCGAGCAGATGACTATGAATATGCACGTGACCTTCTTTATGCAAGCGCTGAGAAGCTTCAGGACATCCTTGAGGCTGCGACTGAACTCGCAAAGGAATCGGAACACCCAAGGGCGATCGAGGTGGCTGCTCAGACAGCCTCAGCACTCACTGACGTGGCGAAGTCCATGATGGACCACCATCTCAGAACTGAGAAGCTCATCAATCCGAATAGTACGAAGAATAAAGGCGAAGTGACGAACAACAATCTGAACGTGGAACTGAACACTCGCGATCTCTTGGAGTTCCTTGGAAGGGATCTTTAAATGGACGCCATACAGTATGTGAATAAAGAGTTCGTTGATTTAGACAATGAGCATCAAGGCTGGAAGAAGTTCGGCGATCATTATTATAAAAACAAAGCCAATCTGATATTACATCTCGCATCGACCAGACAAACCCCTGACGCACCCACAGAAAAGACTCATCCACAACTCTTCATCCGGAACCAACATGGTGTCTCACACTATCTCGGAAACCCGAATGTCAAGGGCGAACACACCACTCTCCAATACACACAGGAAGAGCTCCTCGAGTATCGAAGATGCATGAATGACCCGATTTACTTCGCGGAGACATTCGTGCGGATCATGTCGGTTGACTATGGAACAATCCCGTTCACCCTCTTCGGATTCCAACGTGGAATGGTGACAGACTTCAGAAACAACCGATTTAACATCTGCAAACTTCCTCGTCAGTGTGGAAAGTCAACAGTGTCGGTGGCGTTTATCCTCTGGTTCATCCTCTTCAATCCAGGAAAGCAAGTCGGAATCCTAGCCAACAAAGCGGAACTCGCTCAGGAACTTCTGGGAAGATTGCAGATGGCATATGAGAGTCTTCCATTCTGGCTTCAACAGGGGGTTCAGAGCTTCAACAAGAGATCAATGAAACTTGAGAATGGATCAGCCGTATTGGCCACATCATCATCAAGTTCTGCTGCTCGAGGAATGTCATTCTCCTTGATCATGCTTGACGAGTTCGCGTTCGTTCCACCAAACGATGCTGAGGACTTCTTCCGATCAGTTTACCCGACAATCTCGTCTGGTGCTGACACGAAGATGATAGTTGTGTCAACACCCAAGGGTATGAACCACTTTTATAAGATGTGGATGGAGGCCAGAGAAGGCCGATCCAACTTCAAGCCAATCGAGATCAACTGGTGGGATGTTCCGGGACGTGATGAACAATGGAAGCAGGAGCAGATCGCCAACACCTCTGAAGATCAGTTTAGGCAAGAATTTGAAACTCAATTTATCGGCTCGGCATCAACACTGATATCACCGACAAAGCTCCAGAGTATCTCTTATCGAAAGCCAATCCGGAAAAAGGATGATGTTGACTTTTATGAAGAGCCTCGAGAACACCATCGATACATCGTGACGGTCGATTGCGCGAGGGGAATGAGACTTGACTATTCCGCATTCGTCGTGATTGACGTGACACAGATCCCATATCGAGTGGTGGCGAAGTTTAGATCGAACATCATCACACCCATGATTTATCCACAGTTTATCTTCAATGTCGCGAACTACTTCAATACCGCATATGTGCTGGTTGAGGCGAATGACGTCGGAGCTCAGGTCGTGGAAGCACTAGCAATGGAACTTGGATATGAACACGTCCTCAAGACAATCGCGAAAGGCCGAGCTGGATATCAGTTGGGTGATGGACATGGTGCAAAACTCGGAGTGACGACATCAGCATCAGTGAAAAAGAAGGGCTGTTCAAACTTCAAATCACTGATCGAAACGGACAAACTCATCGTTGAAGACTATGAAATATTCGTTGAGATGACGACATTCACGAGAAAGAACGACAACATTCAAGCGTCGTTTGAGGCAGAGCCAGGAACCAACGATGACTTGGTGATGTGTATGGTTCTGTTCAGTTGGTGTGTTGGATCGGAATATTGGAAAGAACTCACTGACACTGACGTATCAACGGCAATGTATAACGACAAGCTTGTCGAGGAAGAAGCTGATCAGATGCCAATGGGATTTATTGGAAACGACAGAATGAACGAAATGATGATGGACGCTTCTGGTAGTGTATGGGAAATCGTGAGTGACGAAGACAGTTATTACCCAGACACTAACAGCAGCCCATCGAACGGAAACGGGGGTGGCTCATGGGGCCATTGGTAGGAAATGGATTTAGTAAATATAGCATCGTTAGGGATCTACCCCTTTAACAATAATAAATAGATTAATAAAACTAAGGAGAATACAATGGCGTTTTTGGTAAGCCCAGGAGTCCAAGTCAAAGAGAAAGATTTGACGAACATTATCCCAGCAGTATCAACTTCGATCGGTGGTTTTACCGGCGTCTTTGAATGGGGTCCAGCAATGGAAGCAACCACTGTTGCATCAGAATCAAACCTGATCGACTTGTTTGGTTATCCAAAAGTGTCAGTTGTGAGCGCATCAAATACGCGTGATGACTGGTACTCAGCAGCCAACTTTTTGAGTTATTCAAATAACATCCAACTAGTTCGCGTAATCGCCGATGACGCTTCAAACGCAACATCAGCAACCGACTCGGAATCAACGACTCTGTCGATCACCATTGACCACGCTTCAATCGACAGTGACATCGCTGTTGTGAAATTCGGCGGAACAAAAGGCGTTTCGATAGCAATCACTGCGGGAGACACTTCAACAGAAATCGCAGCGAGTCTTGTGACAGCACTTCAGGCAAAATATACTGATCTCTCAGCCGTCATTTCTTCAAACCTTGGTGTCGTGACCATCAGTGCAGCAACCCGTGACTTCCCTCAGGAAATCTACTCAGGTTCTTACTCTGTCGGCGACTCAGAAAACACAGTTTCAATCGTGACAAACGCTTCTGAAGCAAACCTTTCTTTGATTGAGAACGAAAACGATTGGTTGACCAAAAATGCAACTTTGACAACTGGATCAGTTTATGCCAGATATCCTGGAGCATTGGGCAACGGCATCGGCTTTGCAATCATCGACGCTGGAATCTCAGATAGTGATTTCCAGAATCAGTCATTGTTTGGTGCAGGAAACACTCCTGTTGCATTGTTCGGAACCAAGCCATCAACATCAGTTTGGGGCACAACAATCTCTGGTTTGATCCAAGACGAAGTTCACGTTGTGGTTTACACGACTGACTCAACTTTGACTGGAACAGCGAACGAACTTCTTGAGACATATTCTTTCTTATCGAAGGGCAAAAACTCAAAGACAAGCGACGGTGCAACCAACTTCTACGTTGACTACATCAACAACAACTCAAAGTGGGTTTATGTGAGAAACGAAGAGACTGCTGCATTCAATGCTGTTGACAACTCGTCAATAACAAACACCACAGCGATCGGCACGACAATCACTTCACTGACTTCACCATTCAAGTTATTCAATGAGAACAACGCACACGCCTCTTTGGGCATTCGTCAATACGCATTGAAAAACGGTTCAGACGGAACATCTGTTTCTGATGCACAAAGAATGGCAGGTTGGGCGGTTCTGAACGACGTTGAAGCGGTTGACGTTTCATTGCTTGTGACCGGAAACGTCTCAACAACAGTCAAGAAATATGTAGTAAATATTGCTGAGACGCGCAAAGACGCGGTTGCATTTGTTTCCCCTGATTATGCATCAGCCGTGACAAATCCAACATCAGCGAAGGTTGCAGCTTACTTCAACAACTCAACCACTGGATTCAACAGCAGCTCTTATGTGATGTTCGATTCGGGTTGGAAACGCCAATATGACCGTTATAATGACGAGTATTTCTGGGCACCGTTGAACGCTGACATCGCTGGATTGACTGCAAGAACAGACTATTCAAATGATTCTTGGTTCTCACCTGCTGGCTTGAATCGTGGTTTCATTCAGAACGTGGTTAAGTTGTCTTTCAACCCAACCCAGTCTGACCGTGACACACTTTACACTCAGAGAGTTAACCCAGTCGTGACATTCAAAGGCCAAGGCACGTTACTTTACGGTGACAAGACTGGTTTGTCGAGACCATCAGCATTTGACCGAATCAACGTTCGTCGTTTGTTCATCGCACTTGAAAAAGCGATTGCAACAGCTTCGAAGTTCCAGTTGTTCGAGTTCAACGATGACATCACCAGACGTGCGTTCATCAATGCGGTTGAGCCTTTCTTGAACGAAGTGAAATCTCGCCGAGGCATGACAGACTACAAAGTTGTTTGTGATTCGTCAAACAACACTTCTGAAGTGGTTGCTAACAACAGATTTGTTGCTGACATCTACATCAAGCCTTCAAGCAGCATCAACTTCATCACCCTTAACTTTGTTGCGGTTCGCTCCGGAGTTTCGTTCAATGAGGTCGCTGGCTAAACATGAATATTTTAACAAACAACAGCATTCGTAGGAGCAAAAAATGAGAATAGACGATTTTAAAGCAGCATTGATTCAGGGTGGCGCACGCGCCAACCTGTTTCGTGTTAACATTTCCTTCCCTAACTCGACAATAACAGGTGACGCGAACCGGATCTTCGGTTCATCAACACCAGAACAGCTTTCGTCGTTCATGATCAAGACCGCATCACTTCCTGGTCGCACAATCAACCCAATCGAAGTGAACTGGAGAGGCAGAAAATTAAAGGTTTCTGGCGATACTAATTATGAAGATTGGACTATAACAGTAATCAACGATAACAACTTTTCTGTTCGAAATGCGTTTGAGAGATGGCAAGAAGGCATCAACGGTGGTGTGACGAACGTTTCTGGAAATGGAACTGACGCGACAACATTCAATAGCTATGTGGCTGATCTCGAAGTAGAGCAATTAGGAAGAAATGGCGAAGTTGTTAAACGTTATG